GCGTGTAATACCGCCAATGCTATTCGCTAGCTGATATGAAATGTCGCCAGGTTGTCCAGCACGAAAGCTATAACTAAGCGTCCCTCCGACCATCTGATGCTCGGCAACAAGACCCCCTACGTGGTTCAGATGGCGGATACGGAACATCTAGTTGCAAATCGTGAAGCCAGTAGTATTGGTGATCGTAATATTCGTACCATTGGGCACAACATACGAACCTTGGAACAGTAGATCATGGGCGGTAATTGGAATGATATTCGCGTCTGTACCCGCGCCAGTATCGTTGTCATAGCAGACGAGTAGCTTCGCCCATGTATCTCCTGAACCGATGGTCGCAAAAGTAATCGGCGTAGGCAAGAAAAGCTGTGTACGATCATTGGCATCATCAACTGAGTACGCTGTTAGGTCAGCGTCAGTCCACGTCTTACGAGCGTATCCAGAGTTAGTTGCCTCGTCGTTAGCAGCCGCAAGAATGGCGGATAGCGTATCGTAATCCTTTAGGATCGTATCAGATTCGATAAGCGCCAGCCTAAGAACCACTCCGATAAGAGCAGAAGCGGCAGGATCATTACCATCGACGCGCTGGTAGTATTCTACCTCACGACCGAGAGCTACATTAAATGTAAAGTTAGCCATATTCAGTCTACCGGAAGCCGTTGGGCTGGATTGATATTGACGATGATATAGCCCGTTCCCATTGAAACAGTTAGTGCCTGAGCTTGAGAACTGTTCTCCGAAGGCTCAATATTCAATTCCTGTGGAACGGGCATTGACACCGTTAGTTGCTGCGCTACTGATTGTGCCATTACTTCCCTCCTAGATTAAGGCGACTGCATTGTTGGATAGTTTCCGCCAGTATCCAAAGACGTTCTCCCACTGGAACTGGAATGGAGACACAGAGTATCCGGCTGTGGACATAGGTTCTTCATGTTCCTTGAGAATCACATAACAGTAGTATGTTTCAGAGTCGCCATCGACCTTAACATCCAGTCGGGAATGGAATCTGTACAAGTGTAGATAGGATGGCTGCGGAATTACTACTGCAAGTAGCTCTTTGCGATTTACCCAATAGTCACTCGTACTGTTACCTACTATATCGCCTTCCATATTCAGAGCCATAACGTCAACATCGCTAAACCTAAAATGCTGACCCGGCTCCTCCATCTTCGGAAGCGCATCGCCCTTGGTCGGCTGAGTCCACGTAAACCCCTTCACAGGAAAGCGCACAGGATTAGTCTCGTTGAGCAAACACGACGAGCTAAGTGGAGCATTCCATATGCGTACCATTGATAGCATTTAACCGATTTTCCCCGCTACTGTACCCTTCTTATGCTTGCTCTTTTGCTTAAAGTGTTTCTTTTGCAAGGCTCGGGTAACCGATGCCACAGTCGCACCGTCCGCTTTAATATGGATGGTGTCACCCTCATACGTGATCGTGTAGACCTCACGACCCTGACTACGTTGCCGCGCCATCTGACGCCGTGCAGCGGGTGCAGCATCATGTCGGTACTCAGCCAGGATCGCTTGCCGACGATGCCGAAGGTTAGCCAAGCTTGTCTGCTGTTTCTTTGTTAGTGGGCCTACGAAGCTCAAGGCTGTCTGCAGCTTTTTTGCATTTTGTTTATAGGTAGCCGTGAGTTGCTGCGGTGTCATATTGGCGAGAGTAGATTTCGGTGTAGGAGCAAATAGATTGGGCATCTTGGTCGGCATGAGATTCGCCGCCGCTGCTTGAGCTTTCGCCATCGCAAGTGCGTTAGCCATGTATTCGGCAACATCATCTTGGAAAGTCTTTTTCAGGATGGAGCCATACGTGTTCTTCACGTAGTCCTCATACATCTTCTGAATCTTGACGTTCTTCGGATTGCTGATGATACCCATGATGGTTGCCCATGCAGCATCCTTACCGAAGCTCTCCCAATACTTGAGCTTACGGTTCATGTCTTCTTTGGTGGCCTTGTCGGTAAGAGCCTGCCCCTGCTTATATGTCTTGACGATAGCGCGGAATTGACCCTTGGGTGCCGCAAGCAAACCCTCAATAATAGGAATACCCTCTGGCCCCATTGCCTGTAGCTGCGATACCATTTCATATGGTACACCGCGCTTGATCAACTGAGTGATATCCTGACGCCATCGCTTGAAGTACATGACAGACTGATCCAGGTCTTGCTTCAGGATGTTGAATGGCACCTGAATCTGAACACCGAACTGGCGAAGGTTGTCATTAATGCTCTTGAATACGTTGCCGAGGATACCGCCCATTGTTGGGCCTTGGAATAGACCACCGAGTGCTGATTGATTAGCCGTCTGCAAAGTCTCATACTGATTGATCAAGTTGGTTGTCGCAGTCTTGATCGTTTGCTGCATGTTGTCCGTAGCCTGCTTAACAGCCTGAGCATGATCCTTCGCCTGCTGTGCTGCAGTGTAGGTGCTGTCGGATACGGAGTTAGCCCATTTCTTATACTCGTCCGAAAGCATCTTACCATCGAACTCGCCCGTGATACGCTTGAAGTCCTTGAGCCAATCCATACCTGGCTTCCCGCGCTGTTTCTTATAGATTTTCAGCCACTTGTTATAATTGTCCAAGAATGTATCACTACGCTCATCTAGTTCTTTGTTGGCTTGATCCACAAGTCTTTGACCAAATCGAGAGGTCTGATCGCCCAGACCCATCTTCTCTCTCATACGACCAAATACGCCAACAATAAGACCAACCGCACCTTTTGCTTTACTAACTTGATCGGCCCACAAATGGCTAAAGCCTGCACCTATATCATCCCACCATGCGTGGAAGTATGCGCGAACTTGATCCCAATGTTTCATAACCATAACGGCTGCTATTCCTGAAGCAACAATGATCGCGCCGATTCCGGATGCAATCAATGCGGTTCTCATAGTAATGAAAGCAGCGCCAGTCTCAAGTGCGGCGATTCGCAGCAAAGCCATTGTCGCTATAAGCTGAACGACTGATCCGGACATGCTCAGGAGAATACCTGCTAGCAATGTGCCTACAGAAGCCCAGGCAGCAAAGCGTATGATGGTTCCACTGGCACCATTATTTAGACCCTTGAACCACTGGATCGCACTGGCAATCCACTGACCAATCTGAATGAAGACTGGCAGGACTTGCTGTCCGATAACAAGTACGAGTGCCTTAAGTCGATTCTTGAACAGTTCCCACTGAACACCTGGATCGGCCATACGCGACGTAAATGCTTTATTCATTTCGTCGTAGTTATCATTGACATTCTTGACCGTATCGGCAAACGTACCCATATGCGTAGCAAAAGTCTCAAAAGCACGACGTGCCTGCACAGTGCCCTGGATACCCGCCTTCGTCTTACCTGACGCTTTCGTAAGTTCGATGAAGAAGTCGATAGCAGCTTTTCGTGACGCAGCCAGTTCAGGACGAGCCTTGATAATCTCTTTAAAGATGTTGAGCAGTGGCTTCATCTTACCCGTATCAGGTGCGATAACCTTGACACCAACGAGTTTGTCAAGTCCCTCGCGGAAAGCTGGTGTACGTAGAAGTTCGATCAGTCGTCCAAGTCCAGCAGAAGCTTTACCTGGGTCTTGGAATAGAGTCAGCGTTGCGAAAGCTGCACCAACCTCTTTCAGAGACATACCGCCTGCATGAGCCGCCGATGCAAACTGCGTGAACACGTGAGAAAGGTCGTCAAGCCTAATCTTACCAAATCGCACAATATTGAAGACCTCATCCATGGTGCCCTTAACATTCTTGAGTTGCGGGTCGAAGATGTTGAGAGCAACGATCATTGCATTGGTAGCTTCCTTCAGATCGACTCCTCCTGCTACCGCTGCCTTGTTTGCTACAGCGAGTAGCTTGAGGCCAGCATTCACGTTCATGACCCCGTTGTGCATGAGGTTCATGGACGAGAAGATTTCGTATGCAGCATCGGTCATGTCTTGTGCACTAATTGGAAACTGCATACTCATGTCTAGGATGGCTTCCTGAAGCTGTTTGGAGCGCGCTACCGCCTGTGCGACCGTCCCACCAAGGTCGCGCATCTGAGTACCAGCGGTTGCCGCACTTGCCGAGAACTTTGCAAATGAGTTGGCAGCTAGACCG